CTCGACTCTAAACTTGCGAAAGAGGCAGGTTTTGAAGAAGCAGATATGATGTCTGAGTTCGATGAACTTCAGGTAAACATTTGGGTCTGCGGAAACATGATTCTGCGCTGTGTCTTGAACCCATTCACCCCAGCCCGTATACCGTATCAGGTGTTTCCATACGAAGTCAACCCATATCAGCTATGGGGTGTTGGCGTTGCTGAGAACATGGAAGACGCACAGAAGTTGATGAACGGTCACGTTCGGATGGCAATCGATAATCTTGCGTTGGCAGGTAACCTTGTATTTGATGTGGATGAAGCTAGTCTTGTACCGGGTCAGAACATGGACATCTTCCCCGGCAAGATATTCCGTCGTCAGTCAGGTGTCACTGGCACAGCAATCAACGGGTTGAAGTTTCCTAACACTGCTGGTGAAAACTTGCAGATGTACCAGATTAGCCGACAGTTGGCTGATGAAGAAACAGGCATACCATCTATCATACACGGTCAAACGGGTGTGTCAGGAACAGGCCGAACCGCTGCAGGTTTATCGATGCTGATGGGGTCTGCAGGATTGTCTATGAAAACTGTTGTAAAGAACATAGACGATATGTTGTTAAAGCCGTTAGGGGAGGCATATTTTCAATGGAACATGCAGTTCAACAAAGATGCGCCGGACATAGTAGGCGACTTAGAGATAAAACCAAGGGGTGTTGCGGCTGTTATGCAGAAGGAAGTTCGCAGTCAGCGACTAACAACTCTGCTGCAAACCGTAGCAAATCCGATGTTAGCTCCGTTCGTCAAGATACCCAACCTGATGAGGGAGTTGGCAATATCACAGGACATTGACCCTGACAGTCTAGTTAATGATGCCAACGAAGCACAACTCTATGCGAAAATGTTACAAGGAATGATGGCAAATGCTCAACAAGCAGCAAGCGCAGAAGCTGGCCCCGGCGGTGAACAGCAAGGAATGGAAGTTGGTAGAGGAGTACCTGCAGGAAATCAGAGAGTCGATGATTCGGGCCGTGGTAACGGCACAATCGGAGTCGGAACTGCGCCAAGTGCAGGGGAAACTGGGTTTAGTGGAAATGCTCCTCAAGCTGAAGAGTAGTCAAGAGGCAGTGGTTAAGAATGGTTGACAGAATTGACATTGGGGTGGGACCACGCTTGGGCTTCGACCCTACAGATACTAGTGGATTTAAGTATGTAGGTCAGAAAGAATTAACGCGAAAAGAGTACGGTTCACGCAGAGTTAATTTTGCTAATGAGTTTTTGGGGCTACCAAGTTTA